ATTTGCAGGGTTATACCAAGCAAAGTTATTCGCATTGTAACCAAAGAATGATTCGAGCTTTCCATTCTTAACTTGAGCGCTAATTACTTGTCCTGCTGCATTGTATTTCACATTGTTATGAACAATCGTGATATTAATGGAATGGGTGACAACGCCGTCGCCAGACTGCTCAAACGTAGCTTGCATCTTCTCCTGAATCATACCTTCTTGTTTATCAAACTTAGCTTGAACTTGTGTTTTATTTTCGGCAAAAGCCTTATCTGTGTTAGAGATGGCAGTAGAGTTTGAAATGATATCTGCCTGAGCCTTATCTATTTCCGTACGAATTTCAGTAAATCGCTGACCAAAAGCCTCGTCAAGTTTGGTAATTGACGTTTGAGTCTCTTTAATTGCAGATTTGTTATCACCAACAGCAGAGTAAATTTCTTTAACTTCCTGTGCCCATGCTTCGTTATCCGTTGCACGGACTTGCCATAGCTCTTTGATTCCAGCTTGTGATTGACCGTGTTTCACTAACAAACTGCGTGATAATTGGGAATCAGCGTTACTAAGAATGAGCGCTGTCTCAGCATTCCAATCTAAACGTTCACCGAGTTGCTGGCCGGCTTCAAATGACATGAAATGTCCATCAAGCTCTGGCAATATCGTACCTACATCAAACTCCGATTCTCCTCGAATAAACTCAGTCCACTCAGATTGATTACCAGTTTTATCCACCAGCCTTGCTCTAAAATAAAACGCTACACCAGCTGACAAACCCGCCATTTCATAGGTTTTAGATGGGTAAGGAACATCAGATAACAGCATCAGTCCTTCACCGTCATTCGTTTTGCTGTACTGGATTTCAGTTTTTAACGTATCACTGGTGTTTTCACCAAATCCCCAATCTAACTTAATGCCAAATACTAATGGCGACGCTCTAAAGTTAACCGGTTTGGGTGGGTTACCCATTTTTCCGGTTAACGTTTTTTCGTCAGAATATCCCCATCCGCTTGAGATCTCAGAAGCATTAATGGCTCGGACACGAACTAAATATCGACCTGAATAAACATTAGGAACTTCAATAGAATTAATGGAGCTACGAGGCATATTGACCCAATTGCCTTCATTTCTACGCCATTGCGCTTCATAAGAGATTGCATTTTCAACTTGTGGCCACTGTGCTCGCATCGTTTCGATGCTAACGCCTTGGCTTACAATGGAGTAAGAGTCGATGACAATATTTTTCGGAGCTTGCTGGTTATTAGGAGGAATAACACTAATGGGCCTTTCATCAATCAATGCGCCAGAATCAACGTGTTCATATTTACTGGGATCATGCTGAATGGCGGTAATAGTAAATTGATTAGACTCATTTTCTGTAACACTAACAACGCGATATTGTTGCGCATACAGCTCTTCTGATTCGACAACCCAAACACATTCTGTCTCTGGTGTCTCACTGTACTCCGTTGTAACCGTGATCACTTTCCCTGATACTGTTTGTATCGTTCTTGCTTGCGATTGCCCTGAAGGAAGATTGAGAATTAAGCGATCACCACTCACAGCACTTGAAACGCGATCTAACGTGATATTTCTGCCATCGATGGCACTTACTCGACCGCCAGTGGCTTTTCCTGACAACAACTCATCAGCAACAGCGATAATGTAACCGGGTTGCGGAATGTTCCCATCTAACCCGACAGAAAATGTCACCATTCTGTCTTTATTGTTTGTCAGTATTCCCCAGCGCCCTTTTCTATTGGCTTCACTTTGTCGGGTGCAACCAATTGCGGTAACTTCTAATTGATTAAACCCAAACCGAGAAACTAAATCAGCTTCAAACACTGGCTCCATTGCATCAGCATATCCATTTTGCGGATCTGAATACGAAACCAATGCTGTGGAATACTTTTCTTTACTGCTACTGCTTGAATAAATAAATTTGCCATCAATGACATTAGCTCGGGTATAGCTATAATCAATATCACGAGGCATATCCGCTAATGTCACAATCTGACCGCCACCCCAATAGGTCATTCCTCGAAAGATGGCGGCAAAGTCACGTAACACGTTATACGCTTCATTTCTATCTTGCACATAAACATCACAAACATAACGCGGTTCTGTGCCGTCACCACCTTTTCCATCGGGTACCAATTGATCACAATACTGCGCTATACGGTATAACTCCCATTTATCAATCTGTTGTTGATTTATTCGTTGTCCAAGACCAAATCTATCAGAGATAACAATATCGTAGAAAACCCATGCGGGATTATTGGTCCATGCCCATTTAAAGGAACCATCCCACACCCCCGTATAGGTGCGATCAATAGGATTGTAATTTGAAGGTATTCGGATTATGCGCCCTTTCGGTTTGCACGTTATTTGCGGAATAGAGCCGTTGAATTGTTTAGAGTCGAATTCAATATAAAGTAACGCTGTGTGAGGATAGGTGAATTTAGCATCAATGACTTCAGTATAACTTTGCAAAACAACCGTATCACCGATTTTACTGCTATTAGCATCATTAGAAACTTTTCTAACACGTAGTGACCATGATGTTGTCGATTCAGGTAAATCAATTCTGTGTGCTCGCTCATAACCTGATGTCGTTTTTCCTTTCACGGCACTGTCAATAATAGTTTTCCAGCTACCACCGTCGGTTTGTAAATCAATAGTGTATTTAACTTCATTACCCACCAAATCCCCATTATCTTCTTGCTTGAATAATGAAGGCCACTTTAGACGAACCCGAATAGCCGATAATTGTGAATTGGTAAATGTGTGAACCCACGGTGTTTTACTCGAAATCGTTGAGCCAACATTGATCTCATTTTCAGCGCTAGGTAATCCTTGAATATAAGTCTGTGCTTGTGTGCCTGGTCTAAAATCCCACGTCACACCACTAAAATTTGCATTTCCTTCAGTGTCTTCTAACGGTGTGCCATCAAGAAAGATATTTTGTGCCGTTAACTCTCCGGCAAACTCTCCCTCACCCAAGGCAATGAGTAACTTTGCTTTAGCAATAGATTGTAAATCATCAGGTTGCTCAACAGGCACACGAGGACTACCACCGCCGCCTTTTTGACCGTGAATTGTTTTTCTCATTAGATTATTCCAAATAGATTTATTGCTGATCTTCTACATAAACACCTGCAGAAATGATGGCGCCACCAATAGTTCTTTCGCCATAGAGCACTGGCACTGGGTAACCTTGAGAAACGGTATTAGTAGGAGAGCCAAATGCATACGAAGGTTTGTTTTCACCCTGATCTTGCATTGCAAGGCCTTTTGGCTGAGGTGAAAGCATTTGGATAACACCGCCGATAGCGACTGATGCGCCAACAGCAAATAAAAGGTTACTGGCCCATAATGCGGAACCCCAAGGTAGCCATATAGCGGCAGCAACAAGGACGGCACCAAAAATAGTCTGAAAAACACCGCCTCTTTTGCTCCCCACCACAATGGGAACGATACGAATAATTTCTTCTGATATCGGGAAATTAAGATCATCAACACCGATATTCTTTTTCCCTTTAAATACGGCGTATGTTAATCCACGTGATTTACTGGTATTTAAATACTGTTCAAATCCATTTAAGGTACAACAAAGTGCCCTGATTGCTTCTGATGTTGTCGTAATTATGCGCTGATGAGTTTTACCAAATGTTTTGCCTAATATTCCGCTTAACTCTATTGTTACCATTTTTTCTTTTTGCATAGAAACTCCATAAAAAAACCCGCACTTGGCGGGTTATATTTAAGATGTAAAAACTATTTTCGCTTTATTAAAAAAATAAACTTTGATATTAAAAAAGAAGGAAGCACTATAAAAATAAAACTAATACTTCTTAGGAGTTTTTTTTCTTGTATTAATTTTGCTAATTTTGGACTCTCTTTATAATACCAACTAACAAATTTAGATCCTACTTTACTTTTTAGAAGTATTTTATCTCTTAATTTCCTTAATTCACTAACAAAAACATTATATTCATTACCCATCGTTGCTGTTACAACAAAGCATGAATTACTTTCTTTTATATTCTTTGGGTTTGGTATTTTGTAGTTTGGTTCTGTTTTTTTTATTTCATTACCGTAAACTTCAATTAAATCCCTAAGTTTTTTTTCATGCTCACTAGTTATATATGCAACTTTCGATTTTCCATTCTCAACATACGGCATCCCTTCTATATTTTCCGTACATATTGAAACAATCTCAATAAGTATTGATGTGTTTTCCTTATAGTAAGAATGTGCAGTTTCTAATGCTAATATAGCGCCTAAGCTTTGTTGTATAAAATTATCCCATATCCCATCTAAATGAATATATTTTTGTGCGTATTTTTTACACTCTTTATAATATAAAGATACAATAAGATTAATAGAGTTGGCGCTTTGTTTCTTTATGAAATCAGGATCTCTAGAAAACTTAATTGCATTGTTGAAACAATTTTCCATTTCAGAAAATTTTGCTAAATCAACTGATGATAAATACCCAACAGATTCTGCCTTGCCAAACCATGCCATTTCATTGGAAGGTGATATTTCCAATACTTTATTATAATAATCCAAAGCTTCATTATAATTAAATGATTTCAATGCATTATCTGCCATATTCAATAAATTGTTTACACTCACCATCACACCTCAGTAAAAATAAGCATTTAACAATGCTACTCATGTATGTGAATAATTAAAAGCGTATTTATAATTTACTTATTTAATTAGTGATTTATAGCGTAAAACAACAATTGTTCTATCTCGCCAATAACCACCATAAGGAACTCGTTGGCTTAATCGCCCATAAAGGTGATGTAACAACATACTATCATCCAGAATAATACCGGCATGATTTGCAACATTGGATTGAACCTGCATAACTACCATATCACCTGTTTGTGGTTCACCTTCTACTTTCACAAATCCCGCTTCTTGCCAATTATCCATATAGCGATCTTCACCTTGCTCCCACCATGGATAATCAACACGATAGTCAGGTAATACAATATTATGTGTTTGCTTAAAATAACTCATTATTAGCCCCCAACAATCCGTAAAACCAAGCACAAATGGACGGCCAATAAGAGGAAGTTCGCCTCGAGGAAGAATTTCACGAAAATCCCCCTCGGGGTAACTGACAATATACCAAGGGATACCCAGTGCATCACATTGAGCCTGATCTAACTCAGAAGGTTGAGTCGTGGCATCTGGATGACTATGAACAATACCAATAACGACACCTTGGTCTTCACATAATACATATTCTTGAGGAGAAATAACGAAGTGTTCTTGAGGTGTTGTAGCTACATTTACGCAAGGTAAATACGTCTTTACTCTGGATTTTTGTACGATAACGCCACATGCTTCTTTGGGATATTCCTTTTTTGCATGAGAAAATATCGCCTCTCGTATTTTCTTTTGCATCATTATTATTTCCGTAACAACGAGGTTCCGACAAAACCACCAAAAGGAAGAGGATTATTCTTACCGAATCGAGGCACACACCCCGTTTTCAATAAACCACTGCACTTATCTAGTGATGGATCGTCAACAGGATTACCCTGTTTATCAAAATAACCATTTTGCCCTGCATAATCACACCCATCTCCCGATTTATATTGCCCACGTAAACACCACGTACACATTGAATGTAGTTGCCGAGTAGGTATCATCACACCTTGTAAATCCATTGGACTCGCCAGTGTAAATTCAACAAATTCATTTGTTTCTGCACTTTTACTATCAATATAAAAGACAGATACTCGCTCTTGGGTAGGATCTGCAGAAGCATTCCCATCACTAAAATTTTCTGCATCGAGATAATGAGAAAGTGTATCGTGAATAATCACTTTTGCTTTCAACATATCATCATAATGCAGACATAATGCGGTTATTGAGCTATCTAAATTAGCCACTGATAGTTTAGGATTAGCGCTAGATCCCGTTGTGGAGGACTCTAACCCTTCTATTTGAACTGGCCATGCCCCATATTCATTCCCTTGCCACCAAATGGACTTAGCCTCTATTTCTCCTTTAGACTTTTGCATTTCCTCTTCCGTGATAGGAATATTGTATGCATGGAATCTCAGAATATTAGGAACACCAAATTCTGTACCATCAACTTCAAAAAGCCGGACAGTATTGCCCGGCTCTAATTTTTGATAATCGGCTGTGATCATGATTTAAATGCCTGAATAAAAACCAAAGAAAGGGTGTAATTTCCTGCACCGTTCGGAATGAGTTTGTGTTCATCACAACGATACAATCCAAGTGGCTCAAGAGGCGGTTTCCAGAAAAATGACTTTATTCCTGCGTGTTTATCAATAAAGTGACGGATAGCTGAAATGTAATTATCATCACCCACAAACTCCATTGCCCATTTCTGACTACGTGAATTTAAACCATTGCCAGAAACTTGTTCATAACCATCCCCAAACTTGACTTTCCTTGTGTTGTAAGAGACATCTTCAGTCGGGTTTATACGTGGACACCAAGTGAATGTTTCCATTTTTAACGGCCTCCTCGAGTTGCATTCCAAATTAAACCACCCGGCCTAATATCTTTAGACATTAACTCTCGGTAACGACTATCAACAAATCGGCCAATCTCCGCACCAAACTGCTCGAATCCATTCGTTGATTGAGTTTCTGAATTACCGTTACCGTCAATGGTAATGTAAACCTGAGGTGCTGAAGTAGCGCCCTGATTATTACCACCAACAACTCTAACCCCTAAGTTGCCATCTGCAGTTCGGGTTAATGGCATTATAGCCTCACTCCCTGCCTCACCCATGAGTCCGAGATTAGGCGCGCCCCCCTTAGCAAAGGCAAAATACGTGGGTGAGCTAACGATTTGATTACTATAAGAACCAAGGCTTTCTGAACTATGTACCCCACCTTTAGCGTGGGCAACACCACCTAAAAATCCACCAACAGCACCCATCCAACCACCAGCACCAGCCATTGTATTAAGGCTATTCACTACTGCCGCATTAATGAGCACATTCTGAATAGATTTCAACACGCTAACAGACCAATCTTTCCAACTGGCTTTATTACCATTTAATTTATCGCTGATCGTGTCAACCATCCCTCCCATTGCATTTTGAACAACAGAGGCTGTTTGAGTAGCGTAGTTACTGCTTTCTTGAACCCAATCTTTCATTCCACGTGTTATTCCTGCGGTCCAGTCAGATTCAGCGAGAGCAATACTCCGATATTTATTTTCCAATGCATCTAATGCTTTAGATCTGGCTTCAATATCTTCTGTTTTCTTTGCAGATTCATTGTAGATACGGTCTATTTGCTGGCTTTCTTCAAAGTAGCTTTTTTCTCTTGAACTCATGCTATTGGTTTGAGTCGCTAACGTAGCTTCATCGTTAAATTTGACTGTGGCTTCTTGCAGTTTTTTGCGAGCGTCTTCCATATCACGATGCTTTTTGACGGCATCATCTGCTTTTTGCGTCCATTCTGCGAGCGCAACAGACGAACGTTCAATTGCTTCTCTTTGCTTATCCGTCCATTTAGCCCCATTTTCATGTGATGCTGCATAAAGAGAGGCGGCTTTTTCGCCTTGTGAAGCCCTAACCTTCTGAACCTCTGTTGCCACACTTAAATCTGCTATCTTCCGCTCATATTGTTCTGCGGTTCTTTCAGCTTCTTTTTGCGCTTTTTCATAGGCGCTTTGTGTTGCTTTTCCTGTTTTAAGAGATTCATTTAGCTTTTCTCGATTTTGAAAAGCAGTCACTAGGTTATTAATATACTTCTGACGATTTTCGGCATGCTCTGGCGTGTTGGTTAACCCCACATCATCGGCAGAAAATTCGGCCTGTTTAATAACTCTAGCTTCACCCGTTAATGAAGATAGGATTTTATCTCGCTCAGAGTTATTTATTAGCGTCTGCTGTTTATCATCTAATGGTGCATTAGGAATACGCATAGGAATATTGACGAGTGCCTGCCGAGTAGCGAGCATATTGTTACCAATATTCATGATCTGATTGAACTTCGTTTGCTCAGCATTCATAAACAACAAGGCTTGATGGGCTTTGTTTTGCTCTGAAGCCTGTTGTCGAATTAAGAATACTCGTTGTTCTTCAATGTTTTTTAATGCAGACTGAATTCCTGTCGATTTCTCCTGCATTTGCAGGAGTTTTTCTTGCTCCGCGAGCAAGCTAGCTTCGGCATCCTCTAATTGCTTAACGACTTCTGACTCACTGGACAGATGATTTATCATGAAATCACCCATTTTCGGACCAGGAGAGGCTAAAAGTTGTTTATATCCTCTAATGTTCTTTTCTAAGTCACTTACTTTTTGCTTCTGTTCTTCAATCAGTCTATTTTGTTCTATTAAAGAACTATTCGTTTTCCCTTGATTATCTAAAACATCAGGAAGAGACATTTTTTTCAAACTTGCCTGAACTTGATTTATTGTTTCCGCATACTCCATAGCAGAACGTCTCGCTTCCTCTTGATTTTGATGCATGATGTACCATGTAGAAGCCCCTGCAAGAAGGAGTCCAGGGATCCCTCCTAACAAACGCACAGTTCCACCAAGAAGGCGACTTCCAACAGAAGTTACTCTATTTAAATTTGATTGTGCTGTCCGTCTAGCTGCAATATTTCTATTTAACGTTGCCTGCGCGGACGCTAATCGGCGCTCAGCTAATGCTTGTTGCTCAACACTTTGTGCTGCTAACCTTGCTTGTTGAGCACGATAGACTGCTGCCCTTGCTCTAGCCGTTGATATTTTTATACCTTGCAATTGAGCTTGAGCGTGGGCTATTTCACTTTTTGTTGCACGCGCAACCCCAATGGTGGCATTCGCCACACTTGTTGTTAACCCACCAAAATAACGAGCCAGACCTAGACCAATTAACACACCAGAAACAGAGGCTATGCCATCAATATTGTTAGCGATCCCCTCCATTGCGGTTGATAGTGTGCGAGTAGCACCTGATGTTTCATTAACATTGCCAATCCATGCCATGAACGCATTTTCAATCTTCTGTGCAGACCCACTTACCGTGGCTGGCAATTGCTCAAATTCAGCACGTAACTGTTGCGTATTCGTCAGGATAGGAACAATTTTATCCATCGTGAGTAGTCCGCTTTGCGACATTTCACGCAGACCACCAATCGTCGTTCCCATACCATCAGCCAGCATTTTTGCTAATCGCCCACCATTTTCCATGACGGCATTAAATTCTTCACCGCGAAGAACACCCGAACCTAATGCTTGACTGAGCTGTGTAATAACAGAGCTGGTTTCTTCAGCACTGGCGCCAGAGAGCTTTAATGCGGTAGCAATGGTTTCGGTGACTTTCGCAACATCACTTGAGGCATAACCCGCATCACGCATGGATTGTGCAACACGGCTGTATAGATTCGTATTTGCTGCAATCGATGTGCCCGTTCTTTGGCTCAACGTCATTAACTCTTGCTGTGCTTGTTTAAAATCTTCCATCGACGTAGACGCTAATTTTAATCGACCGCTGAGTTGACTCCATGTGTCTGCATAATTGATAAGTTGCTGTGTTGCAAAAGCCCCTGCAAATGCACCCGCAACGCCTGATACGGTATTTTTAATGGAGGATAACTCACCATTTAGATCATGGATGGCGCGTTGCATTTCACGAGATGCGCCACTGGCACGTCGCCCGCCTTGCTCAATGATCCGATAATAGTTTTCTCCCATACGCGAAGCCCGCGCTATTTCAGATTGAAACGAGGAAGAATTAGCAGAAATTTTAATAATCAGTTCACGCAGTTTTGCCATTTTATCCTCGCAAAAATAATTAATTTTCTGAAATAGACTGAAAGAAATTCTCTAACCCATTAGAACTATCATCACTTTCTTGGGTTGCTTTGGGATCCCACCGTAAAAGCACATCAGAAAGCGTGCATTTACCGCCTTGAGAGTGATAAATAGAAGAAACGAGATGTGCTGTTTGAATATCACTACGAATATCACCGATGGGATTAATGCGATCAAAAGCCATCCACATCCGAAGTTCACTCAAGCTCATTTGGCGAGTGAGTTCATCAAGAGTGCGCCCCATGCGGAGCGCCAATGTCATTAAAAAGAAAGTATCAGGCTGGGCTACTTTTTTTCTGCATCATCAACCGAAATAGTTAAATCGAGCGCTTGTTTTAATAGACGAGAATGCACAGGGCCATAAATAGCCATCACATCGTTGATGTCTGATTCATCAAAAACAACATCCCCGTTTTCATCACGCAACACATCAATAAACATCACAACATCGGCACGTAAATTACGTTGTGCAATTTCAATGTCAGATAACGAATGTTCATCCTCTGCATTATCATGATGAATAATTTCACGCCATTTCATCCACGCAGGTGATGACGGCTCACGAAGCATGACAACCGTATTTTCCCATTCAGCAACATTCACTTTCTTTGTGCGAAAGGCATTCTTTTCACTTAAAGCCAGTGATTTTAATGACGGTTTTTTCATGGTTATTCGCTACCTTTATTTAAATTAACAGTCCCGTTTTTAATCGACTTAGATTTACCTTTTAAACGTAGGGTAAATGAAGCAGAAACCACACCCGAAGTAGAAACACTCCAACTGTTTTGACGCACTTCAGCTAAAAAGGCATAGCCAATCCCCGAAGGGAACTCCACTTTAAAGGCATGAACTTCATCATTTTCATACGCGGTACGTAATGTTTCTTGTCCTTCATCATCGGTGAAATTACCATTAATGGTGAGTTCTGCAGGTGCGGATAATCCATTGGTAACTTCTTGCTCCTCAGAGCAGAGCGTGGTGACATCAATATCTGATTTCTGCCCACCGGTATAACTGATCTCTTTTGTTGAACAAGAAATCCCTAAAAATACCGCATCAGCAGGGTTAACTTCTGTTGCGGGTAATTTCGAGACACTGATTTTAGTGCCTTGTGTTTTTTCATATTTACTAGACATGATCATTTCCTATTGGCATAAAAAAACCACCCGAAGGTGGCTTTAGTGTGAATAATAAGGCGATGCTATTGCCAAACTTGGCATTCAAATGTTGCTCTAAACAATCCTGTATCAGGCTCGTAGCCTTGTTTTTCTGAAATTTCAACAGGGCTTAATTTTGTTAATGCATTAGCAAATAACAAGCGAAGCTTTCTCGCCTCATCAATCGTATCGGCATAAACATCAACCTGAATATTCGTCATCGTTTCGGCTTTCCCCTTCAGTACATCGCCTTTGACATCGTACAAAGAGAAGACACACCAAGGCGCTGTTATTGCAGGGCTTGATTGTGGAGCAATATACGGAAAAACTTTATCAGGTAATACGGGTGATAAAATTGCGTAGATATCCGCCTCTGTCATTTTCCTAGCGCCTCATCAATCGCTCTATTTAATTCTCTAATGGCTAAATTGGCTGCCTTATCCGATTCACGATCAAAAGTGGGACGTATAAAAGGCTTCGGCGCCATTTTAGAAGTGCCCTCTTCAAGAAAGCGCCAATAAAAGGCATTGTTAGGATGATCACTTTTCATAGAGGTATCACTGTTTGTGCCTGATGCGTTACTCCCTCGAACATAAACGCCCGAAGAAACCTCGCCTTTATTGCGCATTCTGTGATTACGGGTCACTATATTTCGTGCTAATTTTCCCGTCTTTCGTGGTGCTGACGTTCTGATTTCATCACGTAATAACGTTGCGGCCGCATTAGTTGCTTTTCGCATCGCTTGATGACTTTCAGCTCGACTTAAAACATCTAACTCTCTTGATAAGTCGAGTAGATCGGAGAAATCCAAATTCATGATTGTTTAACTCCTTGTTTGCATAGCAATTCTAATCGAGTCAATTTCTCATCAGGGATGACTGACTGAATGTCATAAATTTGCTCACGCCAAACCATTCTGCAGGTACTGTTAATGTCGGGTCGATAACGCATCCACACTCTAACAGTAACCTCTGACATTTCAGCATTAGCGGATATCAGTTCACGACCAGAAAGATGTTTTACTTCGCACCGCACTGAAGCGATATCAATCCACTCTTTTTTAAGTTGCCCTGAAGGTAACTTAATGGGTACGTTCTGTTGAAATATGACAGTTTGACGCAATCTTCCTGCTTTCATGATTGCCCTCGCATGGGTCTGATACGATATTCACGCAATGCATTACATAGCGACTCGGGGAGTGATTGACCTTCACGATTCTCATACCAAAAACCAACCATTTGCATGAGCCTTATTTTTATATCTTCGGAAAGAAGTAAGCCATAATGATCATTTTCAGGTATTTCATCATCATACAATTTTCGGTTTGTTAATCTTTCCACTTCGGCTATCGCTGATGATAGATTTTGTTGAAGTAAATCATCATCCTGATCACCATCGATATAACATTGGCGTTTCAATTCATCGATAGTTGGAAATGCCATGAAACCTCCAATAAATCCTGCGACCTATCCCGATCGCAGGCACAAAAAAACCGCAATTAAGCGGTATCTATGAAACTGAGATACATAAACTCAGATTATTTAGTGGCTCCAGCTTTCAGTAACTTCACAGCATTACTGTCAACCAACATAGAGCCAACACGTTTCGTCGTATAGAAATGGACAAACGGTTTGTTGGTGTATGGGTCACGTAACATACGAACACCAATACGATCAAGAATAGTGTAACAGCGATTGAAGTTACCAAAAGCAATCGGCACAGCATCAGCAGAGACATCAGCAAATTGCTCATTTTCTGCAATACCATACCCTAATAATGCTGAAGGTTGCCCTAATTGCAGACCGGGTTGCCACAAATAATTACCTTGAGCATCTTTCAGTGTACGAACTTGGAATAATGTATTGTTATTCATCATAAATTTAGCACCTGTACGATAAACCTTTCGCATGGTGTAAATCAATTTCATGATTTCATCCGCGGTGATTTCTGTCGGTTTTTTCAATAACAAATGCTGTAACTTACCCCACTCACGCTCTTTATCGCCTTTATCGTCACTGCCGTATGCCAACAGGCCTTTAGGCTTTTTAATACCGTCACCGTGGGTAAATACCGCTTCTTCCTGCTCCGCAAATTCTGTGGCTAACTCACTGGTGATGAATTGCTCAACATTAAAAAAGGCATCATCAAGCATAGTTTGAGTAGCAGCAGGGTTGCCGTAAATTTCTCCCCATACAGGCTCAATAGAGGCGAGTTTTGATGTGTTGGTTTCAGGGCGTTTATCCACTTCACCCACCCATCCACTATTAGTGCCACCTTGATTAATCAGGCGTTTAAACTTCTCTGTGCCAACCGTAATCACATTACACTCTTGGCGCATAACCACTTCATCACGCAATGCCGTAATGATATTACGATCCAGTTCTTCGGGTACCGCATAACCGCCGTCAGGATCTGAACCGACCTGCATTGCTTTACGCTCTAATTCCGCAAGGCCATCATCTGTACCTTTACGCACAAATAATTCAAACGCGGTTTTATGCTTAGAGACATCTTTATTCGTCACGTTACCATCTGGACGTTTTACTGAAGCAAGTTCCGCTTCTAAATTGCTTTTTAATTCATCCAGCTCTGATAATTTTTCATTTAAGGTATCAACGGTTGCTGATAACTTACTTTTTTCAGCTTCAATCGCATCGATACGTTTATCATTCGACTTTTTAAATTCATCAAACTGACCTTTTAATTCCTGCGCAACTTCACTGACGTCTTTATGATCAATAGCCATAATTTTTCCTTTATTATTTAAAAATAGATTTCAATGTTTCTAATGCTTCTTGCTCAACATCACGCAGAGAAAGTGCATCGTAGCCTTTGGCCATAAAAGCCTTGGCTTGTGTTCGCGAAAGCCCAACATCGCGCAGGACTCGCTCAATACTTTTTTGTGTGGGTAATTCACCACGAGCAAATGCCGACTTCACATCACTGACTCGCGCTTCATCATTGGAAGGAAATGTCACTAAGCTGACTTCCCATAGGTCGATTTCTTTCAGTAGAAAGGCATCTTTACTGCGGTCATATTCATAATCTTTAAGAATGTAACCAATAGAAAGGCCGGAGAGTGATCCGGCTTTCATATGAGCATGTGCACGTTTAGATAAAGGATCGTCATCAATTAACAGGCGCCCTTTTACATAGAGTCCGGTGCTGTCTTCTCTCATTTCGGTATAAATACCAATAGGCTCAGCCATTTGGTGTTGCCAAAGTAAGGCAGGTAATGCACCTTTTTCTTTCCACTGACTCAGGGAATTAAGAAAAGCCCCCGGCATCACAATATCGGCATAACTGTCTTTTACCCCGAAAACGGAGCCGTAGCCTTCAAACTCGCCAGAGTCACTAACAGACTTAATTTTCAATGGCACATCAAGCCGTTGTTTGGTCATCATCGGCATGCGCTTTCTCCTCTTGTTTTTGGGTTTCTGGCTTAGTGGTCATGTTCATCGGTGTGAGATAAATATCACCACCCTCACGAGGATTTAATTCTTCGAGTTCACGACATTCATTAGGCGAATAAATCCCCCAGTTAATGCCTGTTGAGTAGGCTTCAAATCGCGATTTCATGTCACCACGTAATAAAGCACCAGTATTAAATTTGGCATAAAAAGTCCCTTGCTTACTGGCTTTTACTAGCCCTGCATTAATACGTTGCTCTATACGAATAAGGTAGGGAACAAGTGAGTAGTTAATAAAACCAATACCCAAGTTTTCAATGTTATTGAATGTGGCGCGATCGGTGTTTTGCACCATATGAAGAGGAACACGAAAAATACGGCAAATTTCCTCTAACTGAAACTTTCGTGTTTCAAGAAATTGCGCATCTTCAGCCGATAAACTGATTTGTTGCCACTTCAACCCCATTTCTAAAATCATCGGTTTGTGTGCATTGGCTAACCCTTGGTGCCGTTCACCGAAGTCAGATTTCAGTCTTTCGTAAGCATCATCTTTTAGATATTGATCCGTTTGTAATACACCACTTGTCACCGCACCGTTTCCAAACAAACGCGAACCATGCTCTTCGGTGGCTAATCCCAAACCAATAGCCTGACGTGCATAAGCGATTGGGCTTAACCCCACTAAACCATCAAGAGTAAAAATCCGTACATGCCAGATTTCTTGCTGTGTCAGTGTTTCACTTTTACCATTTGGAAATGTCACCTGATACTCAGGCTCCCATTGGCTATTTAATTTTGGCGTGACACAACTAGGATCGAGAGGTAGTAATTCAACCACTTCGCCTAAGGCGTACACCTTATAAGCATAAAAATTCCCCCTTAAACACAAACAGGCAATTAATAGTTCCCAAAGCTCTTGTGGTGTCATGTAATTATTGGGCTTAACCGCCAGTAATTTGTGTAACCGTTCTTTGGTGGCGCGTTTATTTCCTCTTTCTAATTGTTCATATAAAGAGCATGGCAACATCCCTACCGATTCTGCAAGAACACGAATACAACTAAATACAGAAGTCAGTTGCATAGCGAGTTGTGTACTCACTCTTCGACCAGAATAAGTGTCATAAGTCAATCCAATTAACTCACTCAGTTCTGATGAGGTCATCTCTTTCTGAGATTTCTGAAATAACCCAGGAAAAAACATTATTCCTCCTTGTTATTTCTAGGTTGTCCAAGCGCTCTTGAAACAAGGTATGACCATAAAAGGCACAGTAAACCCGCGCAAATATACCCTATCGGTGGGTAGATTAACCAAGCGCCCCATGACAACAAAAAGGCACCCGCAATCCCAACCAATAAGGCTGTTATTGTTAAAAATTTCATTAAATTTCCTTAGAGAGAGCGTAAGCCTCGAGAAGCGAGGACATCAGAGAGGTTTTGTTCCTGATCTCCACCATTCACCAATAATCGACTCATGCCTGTAAATAGTGCAACAGGGCCGTCAATTTTTGCCTCGGGTGTGGATTTATTAGGGAAAATATTGTCGTTTTTGTCTGGTTTAACCGTAACGTTCGACATCATCCAGTTCATGACAGGGTGTTGGCCATGATGAAACTTACCTGCATAAACCAGTGCTTCAATCTCCTTCATGGATTCGGAAAAGTTACGAACCGTTTGAGCAACCTCAACAAGGGGTAGCCCTTCTTCAGCGAGTGACAAACTAAATTGTGTCGCACTCCATGGGTCAAAACCCAGTTCGTTTAAGTTCTCACCCGTCACCCATTCAATAATTTCTTCTTTAATTTGAGCATGATCAACAACTTCACCATCGGTTAACGTGAGATACCCCATATCGGCCCATTTGCGATAGAGTTCCGCCATTTGTTTAGAGCAACGCTCAAGCCGGTCTTCGGGTAACCAAAACTTAAAATCAGCATGAACATGACCGTTATCAGGTTGTTTCCATACTTTAGCTGCCGCACAAATATCAATTTTATTAGCAAGGTCAACACCGACCCATAACGGATAAGTTTGTAATTCCTGTTGTGATGCGAGTTCAGGCGCACTATCCCACTTCATCATATCCATCCATGAAGATTCAGCCGTGACCCAAATATTCATGTGTTTAGTGAAGAAGTTAATCCGTGCAGAAACCTGCTCTTTGGCTTTCTTGGCTAGGCGGCGTAAATCATCCCAGCGCTTACAAACACCGAGACCCGGATTCGCTTTTTGCCACACGTTCTCATCAAAAGGATCATCGCCTTTATCTAAGGTGTAAATAATCGCGAAAAACGAGTCATCATCCACTTGGCCACGAAGCACTTTAATACCGTAATCCCGTAGTTCGTAACAAATCCCCTCTTTATTAAAGCCAGCTGTGGTGATCCCAAAAAGAAGAGACTGCAGACGCGCACCGGTGGCGGTTTCTAATACATCCCATACATCACGAGTTTTGTGTGCATGCAATTCATCAACAATGCCACAATGAATGTTCAAACCATCAAGGTTATTGGCATCACTGGAAAGCGGTTCAAACTTAGAGGCGGTTCTTTCTTGATAGATAGCGAGTTTATTAAACTCAAATAAACGTCCCAATGTCGCTTTGGACTTCTTCAGCATATTCTTCGCATCTTCAAATACGATACGAGCCTGATCACGCGTCGTAGCTGCTGAGTAAACTTCGGCACCGCCTTCACCATCGGCACCGGTCATATACAGCCCAATACCTGATGACAATGTGGATTTTGCATTTTTACGTGCAACTTCGTTATAAGCTGTGCGAAAACGACGGACAAAGACAACATCACCATCTTCATCTATAACTTCTTTACCCGTTTGTTCATCAATTAACGGAATAACAAAGCCAAAAATATTAATTAAGATAAATACATGCCAAGGCATTAAATTAATGGGTTTACCGGCTAATGCCCCTTTGACATGAGGAATAAAATTGTAAAAATCGAGTATGTGCTGTGCGCGATCTTCAATGAAATAGATGCCACGCTCAGGCCCATGCTCTAAATCATTCAAAAACCGTTGGCACGCTAAACGCACCAGTTCGCACGCAACAATTTCTCCAGCAACCACCTGTTCGGCGTACTGAATTCCATCTGCTACGATTGCCATTCATCATTTGCGCTTTTTCAAAAATGCCTCAAAAGGATCTTCTTCGGCGGGAGTGTTCATAGTGACTTTTGCTCGAGAAGCGGGAGTCATACCAAATTCACTTAACATGGCGCGAATACGTTTCCATGCATCAGATTTCATAGCGACTGCTGGGTGAGCTTTTTTTAATTTATCCCCCATCGATGACATAACATCGTATGTATAACCTTCTTCATCGAGTGTCTCGCAATGTTGTCGATACTCAACATAGGCTTCGACCAACATTTCTAATGCTTTAGCATCAAGTGTACTCATCACACCTAATGCGTTTAATTCTTCCCCTATTCGTTTAAACCAATACTTTCCCCGCTTATCAAAATACTTCGGAGTTGGGGGTACCCCTGAGGGGGGCTTTGGCTCTTTTTTATTAATCGGTCGTTTTGATGGGTTCCCCCTCACTAATTGCAGATGTGACGGGGTTTTAGGCGGTCCAGCCATAATAGAAATCTCCTATCAATAATCGCTTGGGGTTCCCCAAAAAAAGTTTTCTAACCTGCGGTGATGTGAAAAGAGGTAAGGGGGCGGTCCTAGGTGGCGAGAGTGGTAGGGATTTGACCCGCCCCTCCTCTCTGTGCATTATAATTTCAATATGAAATTAAATATTTTTATAACTTTATTTAATTGTTATATATCAATATATTAGGTTTAACATTAGATTCTTTCTTTTGCTGTCTTAGTTCTATGACAGGACCAGCACAGGCTTTGTAAGTTATCTTCTGCATCGGTACCTCCATGTGCTTTAGCAATGATATGGTCAACTGTTTTGGCTTCGGTTGCTCGCCCAGCTTTTAGGCACTCCTGACATAGATACTTATCACGCTTGAGTATACGTGCTCGTAACTTATCCCAGTTGGTACCATACCCACGTTGATGACGAGACTGACCGCGCTGGTGGGTTTCCCACCCTAGGTTTTGATGATCTTCACAGTAACCATTACGTTCTGTTGTTGTCTTGGCGCATCCCTGTTTACGACACGCTCTTGGTATTCGAGGTGGCATGATTATTTCTTTTACTTCTGACTATACGGCAATACACCGAAGCCTTTTAATAAAAGTGCTTCGAGTAGCTATCTTCATATTGATAATTAGCATCTTGATTATAATGTGTAAATTATACTTAATTCCTTTTCGCTAACTAGAATCCCATTAGTTTTTTTAATATATTTAGTTTTATTCAGTACATCAGGATTGTTCTGAATAAATTTTATAATCCAATCAATACTACTTTCTAAAAAATCCAAGCTGGACTTTAACATTTTTTTTTCACTAATATCATCAAGGGTATAACCACTAAAATTAAATCCAATTGTTAGGGTTTTTCTATCAGGTGAAATTCGAGGTGTAATAATTTTGTTTTCTATTAAGTTATCACTATAATAGAAAACTCTCTCATAATGCCCAATTAATATTTTATTACGTTTAATTATTTCTGATAAAATCCAAAAAGAAGTTGATGTATGATAACGTTCTTTTCTTATTTGGTTTTCCAAAAAACACCACAATAAATCATAAAAAAACCTATAATTCTTAGTAGGTTCTGATGAAAATGCCAGTTCAAACAATTCGGCTGTTTCAGTAGCTATCTCCTTTTTAAAATTAATGTCAAAATAAAGATAATCGTTTAGGGAAATCAAATTACCTTCCCCCTCAGTCCAACCAACTAGTTTAATACTTTTTTCATCAAAAATGTTCATATAGCTAACCATAAGTTTCCAATATATTATTTATATTTAAAATATATATGAATAAATTAACTATACAACTTTATTGCACACACTCCGTTCTAATATAATCTTGTAGCCCTAATATCACTTGCTCTGACTCTGCAATTCGCTCTCTGAGTAACCAATAATTTCGGATAGTGGTCTCAGTAGGTCGGGCGGTGGTTGCATCATCCATGCTGGTGGTGGGATTACTGGTGCTCTTTGGACAGTTGGCTTTGATGTACACCCGCTCAGGATTACGCTCACTAATATCACGCAAGCGACTAATTTCATTCTTTGCATTAACAAGCTCCTGTATGTGTCTTGTATCAAGTTGATTTAGTCGCTCTATGCGAACTTGATAGTCAGCATTGATAGCCTTTTGCTCTTCGAGTGTGGACATAAGTTCTTTGTTTTTTTCTGTCAGTGCATTAATTCTTTTCGCTTGTGCATTAATCAGAACGCAACCACCAGCAACAATACCCATTATCACAATGACAATGTAAAGTTTCCAATGCTTCATAATTAGTACCGATAATGAGAGAGAGCTATCTGACAGCGCTTTTCTAAACTGGCTTTATCATTAACACATGAATTATCAATTGAGAGATAAATGCCACCAGCAACCGTGATAAGTAATACGAGGATAAAGCTGATAACGATGATTAAAGGTTTCCATGACATAGTGCTGACTCCGCATCTCTACGACTGACTAGCCCTCGCCACACTTTTCCACCCGCATAAACCCAGCGCTTCATTTCTTCACAAGCGCCATACTGATCACCTGCGTTTAATTTCTTTAGTAATGTAGAGCGTGCAAATGCTGTGGTACCCACATTGAAAGCAAAGGAATATAGGGAGGCTTTTGTTTTATCATCTACCGGCACTTTAACCAGGACATCAACTTGTTGTTGCGTTCTGATAAAGTCTTTCTGAAGTAACTCGTCACATTCTTGCTGTGTGTATGTCTTACCTTGAATAATGTCTTTGCCAGTATGGCCATAACAAACCGTCAGAACACCTGCAACATCTCGGTAAGGTTCATAGCGAACACCTTCAAAATAACCAATCACTGTTATCGCAATACTTACCGCACCAGCACTTGCAACTGCTACTACCTTCTGTTTTAGATTCATTAAATGTCCTTTTTAGCTTTAGTCAGCATCTCGCCAACTATCTTTTCTATGTCTTGCGGATCACTAGAACAATTTCGATGAACTAATTCAGCAAATAACGCTGTTCGTTTCCGTTGTTCTCGCTGTGTCATAAAGTAAGTTGCTAATCCAAGGAGCATGCTGAATCCCATCCCTATTACAAACCCCCATTCATAAAGTGAAAGACTTGCAAAAAAGGCAGTTAAGCCAGCTGTTCCGTAGGTAGCATTGGTCAATTTTTCCATGCGCATATACACCCCCTACGGAGTGTCCGTTGATGATTAATGTGAGTAAGTTAAACGTGAAAACATTAAACTTAAGTTAAAGTGATAGGTCAGCCCAATGTAATTAACCGGAGGAATGGCTGATTTACTTCGGTGTGAGAAATTAAATGACAACAAAAAATGTAAATTATAATTTTACCTCTAACGTAAAAACAGAAGAGGAACTATTAGAAGAAATTAGTGTTTTAAAGTTAATAATAACGCTTTTAGTCAATAATTTACCAACAGATGATAGGGCGTTACTTATAAAAAATTTGCAAAAATTTCCTAATCAAATAACAAGTAACTACATTAAAAATTTCAAAATAATTGACGAATGATTTCATCATACTTAACAGGCTACAGTGATAGCCTGTTTTAGAAGAAAAAAGCTTATCCTGATAACCTTCTCTACCATGAAACAAATTAATCTCTTTTGTACTTTGCTATAATAACTTCTCTTGATTCAATCATAATATTTCTTAATTCAATTCTTAATTGTTTCACTAACAAACGATCAAGACAGTCCACAAGATCAGCATCTAAGCGGGCGTATTTTTTTAATTCTTGAATTAAATTATTTACATTAATAACAAAAGTTGAAAACTTTGCTTCATATTCATCATGTTTACTTAGTAGTAAAAGTAATTTCTGTACCCCAAACTCAACATCTCTCTCTGATTCATAGGATCTTTTTATTGATCCGATACAGCTTCCTCTACGCAGTTCACAATTTAATTCTATATTTGCAATTAATATTGTTGAATCAGTTACAAACCCAGCCAAAGTGTTGCGAAATTCCATAACCCATTCATCTTTAGCTTTTAATGTATTTTGATATTCCGCCAGTCTATAATTATTTTTTAATGCATACCAAGCAATAAACGATGGAATTAGAGCAGCAAAAAAAGAACTAATCACTGTTTCCCATGAAAAAGATGTTGATACCAATATTTTAGGTAATTCTTTAATTATCACAGATAGAGTATTAGTTATTTGTTCAGTGGAATTAGACATTATTATATCCATTTAAGATTACTATTATTAAGTATAAAAGCTATACATTACAGCTAATACCAATATTTATACATTGAACACTTTTATATATTTCAATCAGTATAATACTGTTTACAATAATATTTTTCATCTAAAAGAGAATCTATTTAAATAGTCCTTTATATTCTAACTACCTGATAATTAAATCTGTAAAAGTTACTTACAAATTAATGCTTTTATTTCTTGCTCTGTTTGTTCAAAGCGCACTTTCTCAAGTTCAACTCCAAGAACTCGACGATTTAACTTTAATGCTGACTTTAGTGTTGCCCCTGATCCCATAAAGAAATCAGCAACCAAATCCCCTTCACAACTGCTAGAGCGAATAATGTGTTCCATCATGGTTGATGGTTTCTCACAAGGATGCTTGCCGGGATAGTATTGAACAGGGGGATAAGTCCAAACATCGGTGTAAGGAACATCTGCAGTCACAAAGAATGGCCGTCTTAATAAACCATATTCTTTTATTAACTCTTGGTAGTCTTTTTGTAATGTAAATTGCTCTCGTTCTAACTCACTAAAGTGACGAAATAACGGTGATATTTTTTCTTGTTTATCAGCAATGTGTGTAAACAGTGTTTGTAACTTTTTATAGTCTTCTTCGCTAGGTAATTGCCACTGACTACTACCAAACCAATGACTGCACATTTGCTTACCTGTTGCTTGGTCTATTTCTTTTGAACTTACCTGCAGTGCTAAACGAGCATTTCTAAAATAATCAATCAGAGGCTTAAATACGTTCTGTTTTAGCCCTTTGCATTTTAAAGAAAATTCAGAACCTTTAGCTGTGACTGGTTTTTGATAATGTTCAGCAAAGAGTATTCGCTCTGTTGAAGGGAAAAAGGCACGTAGGCTTTCTTTATTTTGTCGTCGCCATGGACCTGAGGGTTTAGCCCAAATGATGTGACTTAATACATTAAATCGCCCACGAACTAGCAATTCAGTATCTGACGCCAATTTAGAGCCACAGAATAAATACAAACTTCCATTGGTTTTTAATACCCGCCAGAACTCAGCTAATACCTCATCAAGCCAAGACAGATATGCCTCAACACTATCCCACTGATTATCCCATGCACACGATTTCACTCTAAAGTAAGGTGGATCCGTTGCGATTAAATCAATGCTGTTATCAGGTAGTGTTTTTAATACAGAGAGTGCGTCGTCGTTAAATAGTTGCATCAGAAGTCCTTTTCTACACAATAAAAAAGCCGATGACTGTCAAGCCACCAGCTTTATAAATTCTTTCTATTTTTTAGGCTGTACGCATATAGCTATTTCCTTGCTTTGCGACAAACCCTGCTATTTCAAACTGAGTTAATAGAAACTCACAATTTTCATTACTTAACCCAGTTTGATTTGAAATCGCTTGTACTGTTTGCCAATCACTTTTTGAGATTGTCTCAAGTACACAACTTGCCTGCGTTGTCATATCATACTGTTTTAACATGATATTTTATACCTCTGGTGAGTTATTGTGCATAACTACACATGTAACTCTGACCAAAGAGAACAGCAAGTCTTATTTGTTTAAATAAGAAAAAAGCCCACTAATGTGATCTTTATTTAATGATGTGAGTCAGTTAAAAGAGTTAATATAAAACTTTAGATAAACTAATGAATCACCCCAGTATAATTAACCAAATAATGGCTAATTAATTTTGGGAATTCAGCGTATCAAAGGGGATAATAATGGCCAGTACTACTGACTTCAACTCTTGGTTATCTAACTGGGTGGATGGAAACGACCACTATGATGTACACGCTCTATATTCAGCGGTTGAAACTACTGAAGACATGGGGACTTACTCATGCGAGGTAGGCTCAAGAGACGGAACATGGGTAGTAAAAGCTCCACATGCCGATGAACATCTATTCCTTGCATCCAAGAGTGCGAGATCCGCATTTTTAAAAGCCCTTCACGATCATTCTGTTGGTCCTGATGATGAGATGGATATAGATTCATGGCATTATATGCACCGTGCAATGGAAAAAGATAAATCGTAACCTCTAAATAACAACCTATGTAATTAACAGCCGTTGTAATATTCATATCAGCGCGCTGTTTTTTTATTATCCATAGTTCAGATAATAAAAAACCCCGCAAAAGCGAGGTTTTACAAAATAGTGTGGTAATTAAAAAACGCCCACTATCTAAATAGTATAATCCAATTTTATGCAAAATACAAATGCTCATTAAAACATATAGATTTTACTTATATAAAATTTATATATAATTAATGGATGGTTTTGAGCCAATAACTATCACCACTACATAATGGAGCTTTCAGTGAAGATTTTTGAAAAGAAAATATACATAGGATCAATTGTTGGTATTATTGCGACGATTATAGGAGTTATTGCCGTATTTTTTCCAAGTCTTTTTAATATGGAAAAAGAAAAATTTATTACCTATCAATCAATAATTGAAGATAAAAGCAGTGCAAATAAATTTGAAACCTTCCTAAAAGATAGAATTGAAGATAAAAAGCTTTTCAAACTAAACATTTCTATATGCCAACAATCAAATATTACATCGGCCGAAAGAACTGATTCTCTTGAGGTGGTGGAACTTCTAAAGTCAAATTATCAATTATCATTATTTGATTACCAAGAGGGATATCCAATCATGATTGGTAGTGAATATCTTTCTCAATACTCTACTGGTTATCTACCTATAATATTTATCTCGATGACAAAAAAAGAGATTATAGAGGATGAATTTAAGCCTTTCTTTGAATATTTTAATTTCCCCGATTCCGAAGTCGTAAGTTACGATGGGATTAGGTCTGGAACAAACAGAGAATGTGGCAATGGTGGTATTGACATTAAAGGCTATTTTCTTTTTGATAAAGATGAAATATATCGGTCCATGATGACTGATACCATGGCATATTATTTTTCTGCTATATCTGAAAAAGATGTGAAACTTCGAGATTATTAAATTTCAAATTCAGGAAGCAACCAGCTCGACTCAAATTGGCTGGTTGCTCTATTAATTACAATCAATTAATAATTTTTTTGAACATACATTCTGCAACACTTTCCTCAATAAAACATTTTGTAATTAAATTTTCATAAAATGGTTTCCAATTTCGTGACCATGATGATTGAGTTAAATCAGGTATCAAATGTTTTATAGCATTAAATGCCACTGACGATGGTATTCTTTTATATCCACGACCAGCACAACGAGGGCACTCTTTAAATACAGGTACACCTTGTAGCTCAGTCTGTATATCATCGAGTACCTTTCCTCTCCCCTTACAGCGACAACGGTGTGTTAATTGGCCTTTTCCGTTACATGCTCCACAAATGACTTTTTCGGTTTCCTTAACTTCCCGTTCAGTATTTGTATATCTCCTAGGTTGCCCCTTAGAGAATATTGGAAAAATAGCAGCTCTAGTGGGATATTTTGTTATGGTGATTTTTTTATAGACCATCCCTTTTCCATTACACGCTGAACACTCGCAAACCGAACCTGCTGAACGAGCGTAATCTTCAAACGCCATCTTTGATAAAATAACTAAACAGTAACCTAGTTTATTACCTGCTGACTTAGCTACCAGCCGTGGCGTTACTTTTAATGCGTATTTTGTTAGTTGTCCAACGGCGTTGGACTTATCCTCTTCGCTTACGTCATTCTTAGCAAAAAACGCAGACATGCCAAATTTAGCGCGATGTTCCGTCATGCCAAGTGCTCCAGCAGTATCCATCCCTTTCATTCTGTCGGGATCTGTACAGTTTGGTGTATCGGTGATCATCGGTGACTTTGGATAAAATTGTTTTAATGCTGATTCTAATTTCATGCTAATACTCCTCGTGCCGTACACACGTTAAATAAGTGCACCGATGCCCAGCGACCGGTTTAAAAAATGAAATAACAAATCGAGTTGATTGCCGTGAGAGGCTTCCCACTGTTTTGGGTCGCGGTGTAACTCATCATGATGAATGCGACACAATGGAATAGTGAATAAGTCGTGAGCCTTCGTTCCCATACCGCCCATGCCATGACCTATGATGTGGTGCGGATCATCAGCCTGTTGCCCACACACGCAACACGGTTGAGTCTTTACCCATTGCAACCAGTTGGTATTTTCCCAACGTTGCATTTTAGGTTTAAGAAGAAATGACGCTGGTGGCTCCAGATCAACAGCAACTTTAATAATCGGCTTTATCGCATCTAAACGCTCATTCATTGCGGATAGTGCCGTTACGTTGCTTGGGATAATGTCAGATTCAGGAAAACCGCCGTGAACTCTGCGTTCTTCTTGTTTATCTGACCAATTTAAAATCTGGCGCAATATTGCTTCTGGCAATTCATCAACCAAGCTATGCATTACTGCAAATGAGAAAAAATCAGGAATAGTTAGCTGGTGGCCATTATCCAATCTCAAGCGACTACGAATAGTATCCAACATCCAATTAATTCGATTTTTATGAGCCAATTCAGCAACCCACCCAGCAGATGAATTTCTAATATGGTTATCATGATGCCAACAAGTGCGGATCACACCAGCCTCGTGAAAGGTCGTCACTAACTCATGGTGATGATAATTATCTTCATCGTTATCAATCTGGCAGCACTTGATATTACGGATAACCCACGTATCCATCGGTGATACTTTATCAATGGTATGGATCACTTTTTTGCTATTAAGAAATTGGACGATGCGCTTATTGTTTAAAATCGGCTGTTCATCACCCGTTAATGCGCCTGAGGGCAACACATCTAAACTTTTAGGCACATCACTAATAATCACACGATGGTGCTTCTTAAATTGCTCGAGTAATTCCGCACCCGGTTTAAGCAACACAACACCAAGTTCTGGCTGAATATAAGGCGTTAATAATAATTTCATGCACTCACCTGTTTATTCAGCATCACCATACGGATCAGCTCATCCGTTTTACTCTCAAAGAAATGGAGTTGGATTTCACGAGGATTATTAGGACTGGTCATGTTCTTCCCAAGCTGACAACATCTAGCAGTAGCAATAGGCGCTCCTGTGATCTCAGGAGCGGTCGAAATATCATCAATAACAATTAATCCATTCATGTTATTTCTCTCCACGTTTTACTCGTGACCGTACATCACGCTTTTACTATGCTGACGAATGGTTATTTCAAGCTTCCCGCCTTTAATAACGTCCATCCATTCAACATCCATTTTTTTAATCTGTTTATCATCCACCCATACACCCGCATGAGTAAGCGCATCAAAAGGTGCTTTTAAGAAATTATCGATATCTCTGGCTTGTTTAGTTGGTGGATATAATTTCACTGAAACAAACACATCACTCTCAATAGCCTTAGGTCTACGCTTTAATTGTTCATAGACTGCTGCAATCGCATTTGCTCTAAAGATCCGCCCTTTTGCACTGACCAAGGTTCCTCTTTGGGTATTTCTCCAATAGGTATTCACACTAGGTGGAAATGGGAGTATGAGAACTAGTTCAGGCATAAGTCCCCCATAAGCCAATTAGCAATGTCACCACAAACCAAAACCCAACAAACAAAATGTATTTAGTTAGCATTACTGAGCCTCCTGTGACATTTCAGTCGCTTGTTTCCAAATGCTGTTCCATGCTTGACGACCAGAAAACTCACTCATACGACGAATGCCTGTCTTACCCGCTAATTCAAGTGCAATCTCTTCAATACGGTTTTGAGGTTTAGAGCGAGAACCAATCAAGCGAGAGAAAGCACTGTCACGTTCAACTGTATCAACTTGAACCTTTGGCTCATCTTTTGGCTTTTGGCTACGAACGATCAGCTCATCAAAGTGTTTACGTAATTTACGAGGGCTTAAAATGTTTTGGTGCCAGAATGAATCTTTATTGGCCCAATCGAACAACGCACAAATTTGCTCATGAGTACGCCCATCGATTTGACGCATCAAACGAATATCGTTCGCCCAGTCATACCAAGTAGGTTCTAACGCAGATGGATTCAGTTTTTTAACACGTCCAAACATCCATTTTGCCGTTTTCAAATCACCTTCATCACCCCATTTTTGAAAGTTTGCGCTGTAAATCACGGCTTCGGGATAACGAGTTAAAAAATCATTTTTAGGCTGGTCGCTGGATTCGCCAGAATTCTGCGACGAATGATCTGTTTCTGTTGTACTCTCTGAAGTAATCTCTGTTGTATTCTCTGTAAGAACAGGCCATTTTGACCCGTTCAGAACAGCGCATTTTGAACTGTTTGAAGGCTTCAATTTGCGCTTATCGATAAGGTCATTTTGAACTATTCGATTAGATGAATTATCATCGTTCGACTGGGTCATATTGACTTCATCGGTCAGCAAGTGGTGATCGTAGTTAATCGCATAATAATTAGTACGGTCATGGTTCGATTTATTGATTTGCTCGATGCGTAAAACGCCCTGCTTTTTCAAATTGGTAAAAGCACGTTTAATCGTTGATTCAGAGAAAAAAGGAAATTGATTCTTCCACTCTTCGACGGTGTTATAAATCCAGCGTGAGCCGTCATATTCAACACCTGAAGTAGTTTCAGTTAGCCAATATTGAATTTGCTGTAACAGCATCGCCTCATTTAAACCAAGGCGTACCGCTAATTCAGGAATAACGACTAAAGGGCGACTTTTTAGTAATAATAAACTCATCTTGCCACCTCATTACTTAATACGTGTGTACTTCTCTTTGAATCGTTGCAAGGGTTCACACTGTGGGTCATCACAACCATCAAGCATAAAAATGACACGCTGTTTTTCTCTGTCATAACGAACAACATGAACAACGATACCCCTGTGATTTTTGTAGTAGTGATCAAGTTGGTTTGGGTTCTCATTGTTCATTGCCCGCCCTTAAACCATGTTTTGAATTGAAATCATCTACAAGCCAACGCATAAATTGGTAGTTGGTTTCTTGGTAGCCATTTGGTACTTTAATTTCATAGACAAAACGGCCATCACGCATTGAAGCTCGTACTTGCGTACGGCATGCTAAGTTTGATAATCTACTCATGCTAATTTCTCTTCACACAATTGAAATTTGCAACCGAAGCCAGCGACCGTACATCGTTGGCTTCACCCTTTCTGGATATAGCCATCTTTAATTTCTCTTTTGATGTAACGAAACAAACGCATTCATAAATGTGCGGATCTGTGAAATTAATCCATCCAACATCATTTTTATTTTTTGTTCTTCTTCGTTATCAATAACGCCATCAGCCAAGCTATCTTTCATCAATAACGCTAAACGCCCCTGCATTTCGTCAACACCGCTACGCAGTACAAACAATTCCGTTTCATCCAGTTCCGCAGGACTAATTCTGTCCACGAGCAAACGGTTTGATTCACGAGCGACAAATTCAGCAAATAAAACGGTCTTAGAAATATCTTGCATCGCTAATAGCTCGTTTAAATCAAACGAACGACAGCCGTTTTTCTCATAAAGCTTGTTGTTGAATGATGTTAAAGACAGGCCAAGTGCTCCAGCCATCGCCTCTCGTCCACCAGCTGTCGCCTCACACATTTCTTTCACTACCTGTTTTATTGATTGGTTACTCATTTCCTACCACCATTGATAAATTCTTGTAGTTAACTGCTTTAAGCGGTTTTGTTATTGTTTTGGCAGACCATCGGTTTTATTTGGATAGAGATCTGGGCGCAATTGATGAGGTGATACAACCCAACCACCCAACTCACATAATTGGATCACTCGCTCTGCTGGTACTTTGTTATTTTTAATCCAGTTAAAAACTGACTGAGGGGAATTAAAGCCAAACATTCGAGATACCGCAGACGGCACTCCAATTGTTCTAATTGCTTTTTCTGTATAATTTTCTTGGTGCATGAATGCCTCTCCTTAAGTAATACATCAATACTACTTAAAGTAGACAAATAAAACAACTTAAAATAGAAATGACAATGACAGGATTGGTAGATAGAATTCTACTTATGGTAGAAAATAACAAATATGATAGTTTCGCTAAACGACTAACCCAGCGAATGAAAGAGGTTAATGTAGATATTCGGCAATTGTCCGAACAGGTTGGCGTGTCTTATGAAATGGCGCGTCGATATACATTAGGCACAGCCAAACCTAGAGATGACAAGATGGAATTAGTTGCTAAAACCGTTTTTTCAACCCCAGCATATCTTGATTATGGAATCGGCCTAGAAACCGATCCTAAAAATGAATTCAATAAAGACACAGCCATAGTTAGACAAATTGAAGTTTTTGCATCAGCTGGCAATGGTTATGTTAATAATCCATTTCCGGAAGTTGTTAGGTCAATAGAAATACCTCAAGAACGTGTTTACGAGTTGTTTGGTCGCAGTAATTTAGATGGAGTGATGATCATCAATGTTGATGGCGATAGTATGACTCCAACACTGAATCCTAAAGACTTACTTTTTATAGATACTAAAATAAATCAATTCAATGGTGATGGTATTTATATCTTTAACTTTGAAGATTCTACCTTTATTAAACGATTACAACGCGTTAAAGGTAGAAAGTTAGCTGTAATATCAGATAATGATTTTTACCCTCCATTTTTCATTGATGATCATGAAATACATGAAGTTTATTTTCATGGAAAGCTTATAAGAAGCCTACCAATGTCGTTTAAACAATTCGCATAAACATTAAAACCAACTAAAAGTTGGTTTTTTTACGCCCCTGCTTTCTACTTTTAGTTGTTGACAATGTCTACTTTTAGTTGCATCCTATTTCTAAAGCGAAATAAACTGTGTGAAGAGAATAACTATGACAACTGAACCAACAATCATACCGCCAGCTAATTTCACTGATAGAGATGTTGTCGATTGGATGAAAGAGAAACTATCGTCTATCAAAGTCCTCGGTGAGTTAAACGCAAGACGTGAAGAGCTGGTGGATAAACTAGCAAAACTGGATGCTGAAATAGACGAGTGCAGAATCAAAAGCGCTATTCAGATACAAAGTGAATAATTTTTATGTGTGAAGAGAAACAATTGTGTGGAGGGAAATTGGCGTGAGTAATGGAAACGTAGTTGAACTTAAAGTGAATGGCGCCACGGTCTGTTATTTGAATACGACAAGCGCCATATCAATTGATTATTTGTCATTTATTGATAAAACAATTGAGACTTTAATGAATGATAAAACATCATTAGAACTAGAAGCAAATACTAAGGGTAAAACACTTAATCATGAGCATTCAGCATTCTCGACAATTAAAGATCCCAAAGGTCTTTAATAAAAGAATCGACTCTAATTGTTGTACTGCCTTTGGATGCTTTTAAAAAATACTCAACCACATTATCAGGTAGATTGGTGTTCCATTTATCATAAGAATACTTAGGAAAATATTCATTAAAAATACTTTGTACTGAATATTCACCACCTTTTATATCTGAAATCATATTGCACTGATAGAGACACTTTGCAATTAACGTTGATTTAAGCATTTTATTTTCTCTTGGTTGTGTAGGAACTTCCAAGAATACCACCACCGCCTGAGGTGGGAAAATAATCAGGCACAATATTTGAAGTGTAAATCCATTTTTATTTTTTATTATCAACACCAGGGAAATTTAATCTCGATTAATTCGAGAGGAATTCTTATTACCTAAAAATTGTGTGGAGAGAATATGTCTTATATTGCAACAGCAACAAATAAACATTTCTATTATCTCGATGTACGGATCGAGGATATAGATATTCAAGATATTGCCAGTGGCCTTGCTAATGAATGTCGCTTTAATGGACAAGTTGATAATTTCTATTCTGTGGCTCAGCACTCGGTATATACAAGTTATTTAGTTGCGCCTGAATATGCTTTAGAAGCCCTACTTCATGATGCCAGTGAAGCTTATGTCAAAGACCTACCATCACCACTTAAAAAGCTATTGCCTGAATATAAATTAATTGAATTACGTGTAGAAAAGATGATCCGCAAAAAGTTTGGGCTACCTGAAACAACGTCTGATGCAGTGCATTTTGCTGACTTAATGATGTTAGCCACAGAAAAGCGTGATTTAGAAATTGATACCGGTAGTAACTGGTTAATGCTTGAAGGTATTCCAGCAAGTGATTTTGTTATTAACCCACTAACACCTCCACAAGCAAAAGCCTTATTCCTCCGCCGTTTTAATGAACTTTATAATGGGGCTGAAAATGGCTAATGGATCAGTAAACAAAGTCATTCTTATCGGCAATTTAGGGCGCGATCCTGAAATTCGCTATCTTCCTTCTGGCGGTGCTGTTGCCAATTTAGCTGTGGCCACATCAGAAAAATGGCGCGATAAACAAACGGGTGAAAATCGCGAAAAAACAGAATGGCATCGGGTCGTTCTGTTTGGAAAGCTTGCAGATATCGCCAGTGGCTATTTGTGCAAAGGCTCTCAAATTTATATTGAGGGCCAACTACAAACGCGCGAGTGGGATGATAACGGCATTAAACGCTATACAACAGAAATTGTTGTAAAGATTGGCGGTTCAATGCAAATGCTAGGTGGTGCTAGTAAATCAGCAGGTTCACAGTCTGCACAGCAAAATCAGCCACCAGCTCAACCGCAAGCCCAAAGTAGTCAACCACCAATGGATTTTGAGGATGATATTCCCTTCGCTCCGATTGGGCTTATGTATCCACACCATTTAATTAATGTGATTTAGTTAAGGATAAATATGATAACCATTAACTCTTATTTCAGTGGCGCAGGCTTAATGGATATTGGTCTTTTACAGGCAGGTCTGAAAATAGGCCAATCTTTTGAAATTGATGCATCAGCTTGCAAAACCTACCGTCATAATTTAGGTGATCATATTAAAGAGTGCGATATCACAAAAGAGTTAGTTTTAGAGCAAGATTCATGTGACGGAATGATTTTCACTTATCCATGCACTAGGTACAGCACAATCGGCGATATACATGGTGTGAGAACTGGTGATGAATTATTCCTACATGCGTTACGCCACCTTGCAATCGCTCGGCCTGAGTTTTATGTCGTTGAAAATGTGCCAGGTATGAGAGCTTTCCCCGTAGTAATGGAAGCTATGCAGAAAATGCCTGACTACTATGTTAATGTTTTCTGCCCAATTAAATCTGAAACTTGGCTACCACAAAAGCGAAGCCGCTTAATAATTATCGGTACGAAAAGAAATTTCATACCGCGACCTCCAGAGAACCATAAACCAATTAAATTGGCTGACATTCTGGAAAAAGAACCAGAGATCACTATACCGAATTCTGTTTATTCGAGAATGAATGGTGCATACCGCGATAAGCCCATTATTAGTAATCCACTAAACGGTGATATTGCGCCAACGTGTGTTGCCCACTATGCGAAAGATAAAAGCACTAGGTTGGTTACAGATAAAAACTTTCATATGGGTGTTCGCCCATACACTGTACGCGAATATGCAAGACTTCAAGGAGTTCCTGATTGGTTTCAATTTCCAGTGAGCCAAACTGATGCATATAGACAAATCGGTAATGGCGTTAGTGTCCAGGTTGGCGAATGGATTGGAAATGAAATTAAACGTTATATCGTAGGAATGAAATAAATAATCACCAGCAGCACTAACTAATATCTATTTAAACTGTGTACGGACAGTGTGGAGAGAAAAATATGCAAATGTTGACTTTAGAGGAGTGGGCGCAAGAAAGATATAAAAGTCGTCCACCAAAGTTAGGAACGCTACAGCGATATGCTCGTGGTGGCCTGTTCTACCCACCAGCAAGGAAAGAAGGTGGCATTTGGCGCGTGAGAGAAGATGCCGACCTTGTCGGTAATTTGACATCACCGGTTATCAATAACAACGATAACCCTATTTTACAAAGGATCCTCAAAGATGGCTGCCAGACCTCGTAAAAATAACGTCAATATCCCGAATCTTTACCCATTATTTAGTCGTAAAGCTAACAAGGTTTATTGGCGTTATCGCCATCCTGTAACAGGTAAATATCATGCCCTCGGTGATAATGAAGCCGAGGCGAAAGCAATCGCTATTGAGGCTAATACAAGGTTAGCGGAACAACGTAGCCGACAAGTTATGGCTATTGGTGATCGGGTGGCAAAAATAAAAGGTAAAGAAATCACGGTTAATACTTGGTTGGATAAATACTGGATTATTCAAGAAGAGCGTTTAAAAGAAGGTGATATAAAACCGAATACTTATAAACAAAAAAGGAAGCCAGTAGATTTAATGAGGCAAGCCTTATCCATGAAATCGTTACCTGCTGTTGATGCCAGAGATATTGCTGAAATTCTGGATGAATATAAATCTAATGGCCAACACAGAATGGCACAAGTTATTCGCTCTGTTTTAATTGATGTATTTAAAGAAGCGCAACATGCAGGTGAAGTTCCTCCCGGTTATAACCCTGCCCTCGCTACTAAACAGCCAAAACGAAAAGTAACTCGCCAACGTCTTAATTTTGATGAATGGAAAAAGATATTTGAGATTGCTGATAAACAACATCGTTATGTCGGAAATGCCATGTTGCTTGCACTTATTACAGGCCAACGATTAGGTGATATTTCGGCAATGAAGTTTAGTGATATTTGGGATGACCATTTGCATATTACTCAAGAAAAAACGGGTGCTAAATTAGCTATTCCATTATCACTACGTTCTGAACAATTAAATATGTCATTACGTGATGTTGTTGCCCGTTGTCGTGATCGCGTTATTAGCCCTTATCTTATTCATTATTTTCATACCACTTCACAATCTAAACGTGGTGATCAAGTTACTGCAAATACACTAACGACTAACTTTAAAAAGGCGAGAAATAAAACGGATATTGATTGGGGAGAAGGGACACCTGCAACATTTCATGAACAACGATCTTTATCTGAAAGATTATATAGAGCACAAGGTATAAACACTAAAGATTTGCTGGGTCATAAGAACCAACAGCAAACCGATAGATATCATGATGATAGGGGAAAAGATTGGATAAGAATCATTCTTTAACATACAAATATTTTGATGTAAACCAAATTATTGGTTTACCATTTTTTTCCTTAACTTCTTCATCACCATTTTCACCAATAGTTTTAGCTCTAAATGTTAAATAATACAGCCCAGGATCTTTTACACGTAGTGCATAACTGATTTTTCTTTCTGCTGAAATTGGGATAATTAGATCATACATAGGTGTATGTTTAATATTCTTATCATCTGACAAAATCTCATAAAAGTTAGGGTGATATGTCGATAATGCTATTATTTTTTCATTATCGACTCTAACTCTTTGTATTGTCATCGATTCTTTATCTAAACCGATATGAATTGGTTCTGTTCCATTATTTCTAATCGTTATCACAGGAAGTATATAAATACCATTACAATCTCTGGCTTCATTAACTTCTATCGAAAAAAATGTTGATTCAGTGTTCTTAATTCTCTTTTGTATTTCTTGTAACTCAATCGATGCTTTCTCTTTCTGATTTAAAGCATCAAATGTATATGCTCCCCATGTAAGAGTCAAAATAGCACATGCACCTATAGCAATATTATTAAAATTAGAATGTTTTTCCCAAATATTTTTGTAAAAAAAAGCACTAACTAAAATAATAATGATCAGCACAATAAATATAAACCATGACATTAAATTTATATCAGCAATATTCAT